CAGTTGCAGTCGTGATTCGTCTTTCTCGGGCGGCATGGCGCGTCCTTAATGGATGGTGGTTGTGAGGGGGGAAGCCGAGACACTGACGTACACGGCGAGCGATACCAGGATGATGAAGGTCAGGACTGTGCGCATTGTTTCAGTCCTGCTTGCTCGATTGCCTCGGCAGGTGTCAGCCCAGACACTTCGCACATCGTCAGTGCCTCAACTATCTCCGCAGGCATCAACCCACTGGCGATGTAATGCGTGGCGGGCTCTGCGCCAGTTGTTGACAGGCCAACGGTAAGCATTCCTTCGCCGCCGGGTATTGCAGCGGCGGCGTCACGTGCGGCTTGTGCGTTTTCAGCGGTGACGATTATTGTGGCGAAAATTTCCATATAAATCCTTAGTTAGTCGTCACAGTCCAGCCGCGAGACACCAGCGTAGTTTTGTCCGTGATGCCTTGCCCCGTTGGGGCAGCGTTACCTGTCCCGCCGAGATTAAGAATTCGAGTTCCGGTTGTTCGGCCTGCTGCCACGAAAGCGGCCAGAATCGCATTCACCGATGCAGCCGGAAGAAGATTATTCTGAGCCTGAAAATCACCGAGCGTTGCCGATACTGTGCCACCAGTCCAGCCCGTTAGCTGGTTGGCGTAGCAGTAAAATTGTGTCAACGCAGTGTTAGCCGAAAGGCTTGGAATGCTGCCCGTTAGTTGATTGGCGTAGCAGTAAAATTGTGTCAACGCAGTGTTAGCAGACAAGCTGGGAATCGAGCCAGTGAGCTGGTTGATGGCGCAGACAAACGAAGACAGCGCGGTGTTAGCTGACAAGCTGGGAATCGAGCCTGTTAGCTGGTTGGTATGGCAGGAAAACACTGTCAACGCAGTGTTAGCCGAAAGGCTTGGAATGCTGCCCGTTAGTTGATTGGCGTAGCAGGAAAACAAAGTCAACGCAGTGTTAGCAGACAGGCTAGGGATGCTGCCTGTTAGCTGGTTGGTGGAGCAGTAAAACGCTGTCAACGCCGATGACGAAATTAGCGACTCCGGCCACACAACTGCTACCGGAGCAGTCAGCCCGTCCGCCGATACGTCATAAGATGTATCTGAATTGAGAGACAGGGTTTTTGTCACGGTCGCGCCGTTTGCGCCGACGAAGAGCAGCGGCGTCGCTGCGCCGCCTGAAAAGATGCGTAGATTGGCAATCGTCGTGTCCGGCGAGAGGGCAACCATGTATTTTTTGTTCCCGCCGAAATACGCGAAAATCGAGTTCCGCTGCGCGTCCGTAAGCGTACCTGCGCGAGCTATGATCTGCGTCGCGTCGTTAAGCGGAAGATTGCTAGCGCCCGCAGATAGGTCAGCCGCACGATAGGAGCCGTATGGCGTCTTGACGTACAGTTCCGCCGCGCCGACAGATGGAGCCACAAGTGCATCGTCGGTGAAGTCTGAGCGCAGACGAGCGCCGACAGCCGGCAGAACCGGACGCTTTGATGCCGTCGCTTGTGTGCCGTGGTTGCCGCGCCCGCTCTTATCCAGCACTCTGCCCACTGGCTGCCCCAGCGCAGTCACAGGCGTCGTTCCGGCACTGTCCTGATACAGCGTCGTGAGGTCGTACAAGAAGCCCTGCTCGCCGCCAGAAAAAAGACTGAGAGGGTTCGGTGCGCCAACATCAATCCCAAAGCCGAAGCCCATGCGCATGTCATACGCCCCGCAAGCCAACAAGACTTGATGCGGTCGTGCCGGTTAGCCATACTTTTTTCACGCTGGAGACTGGCAGGATTGCGCCGCTCATGACATTTGGGAAGGTGACCGCATTGTCTGCAGCCGTGGTGACCTTTATGTCGCCACCAACGCCGACATAGATCGCCGAAAACAGCGGCTGCGTTGCTGAATCGCTCAGCGTGATTGCGGCGGCATCATTTGCCAAATAAGGAGCGCCCATTTTTTTACCCTCAAGAATAAGTTCGAACAATGACAAGGCCGGGAGCGCCAGCGCCGCCAGTCTGCGCAGCAGAGCCGTTAATGCTGACTGCGCCAGAGCCGCCAGATCCATAGTTGCCATCGGTTGTAGCGGATACCCCGCCTGATGCTGTTCCTGCCGAGCTAGGAGCAGCCGCGCCAACACCAAAGAAGGAAGCCATTCCGCCAACAAGGATGTACTGCGTGCCGGAAAGCCTTGTGACGCTAGCGCCGTAGGGGCTGCCGATTGACTTGGCGATAGTGGTGAATGCGCCACTCAGCAGTAGTCCATCACAACGACCACCAACCTGAATCGCGAATGCATTGCCAGCCGCCATTACAGAGCCGCCCGTACCGCCCCGCGTCTCAACATACGTTGGATTTGCCAGCAGCCCAAAGCGGGAGGTGCCACCAGCATTTCCGGCTGCTCCGCTTACTCCTGTACCGCCGACGCCAACCACAACCGTTTCAGTTGCGCCAAGCGCACTCGCTGCGATGATCCCTTTAAAATAAATACCGGCAGCACCAGGCCCGCCCAATGAGATTTGCCCGGCTGCTGTACTGGCAGCACCACCGCCCGCGCCGCCTGCGCCGACCATTTCAATTTCAACTTTGCCGGATGCCGTCAGTCCGGACGGCTTTGTCCAGGTTCCGTTTGCTGTGAACACTTGGACATCTACCAGTCGCCCAGGGAGCGTTGCCAGTTCTGCCGCGGCCTGTGCAGCAATGGCCGCTGCAGCAGAAGACGAAGCCTGACCAGCACTGGCCGTGGCACTTGAGGCAGCAGAGGATGCCGTGGATTCGCTGGTTGATGCGGCAGAGGCACTGCCTGACGCGGCAGAGGCGCTGGCTGATGCAGCACTCTGGCTGGCAAGAGCAGCCGCAGCAGAGACAGACGCGGCAGCCGTAGAGATAGCAGCCGCATTGGCCGAGGCTGCAGCATTAGCTGCGCTGACAGCAGCCGAGCCATCACCGGAAATATCAATGAATTTGGTGGCGTCAAATGACGCGCCGGAGGTGTGCGCTGTGTGGCAGATGTAGGCAATGCCGGACGATGAAACCAGATCGCTGATGGCATAGGCTGTAGCCGTTACCCATAGCCCGCGAGGAATGGAGCCGCCAACAGCAATCAATGCGCGCAACTGATTGCTCAGTGCGTAGGTGCCAACCGTGAAGTCTTTGACCTGCCCATCGTCACGCTGCAGCAGCTTCAGATTGTCATTCAGTGCATTGACGGATGACGCCAGATTGGCCAGCTCGGTATCGAGCGCAGCAGTTGATACGGTCGAGCGCCCGGCCTCATTGTTGGCCTCTGCCTGGCTGAAATCTTTGGTCGGGTTGTAATCTGGGGCAAATGACATGCAGCAATCTCCTGATTGCCACAGAGTGCCATTGGAGCCGTCTATCCATGCGAAGTTGAGGCGATGCGTGTATCTGCTATAGTCCGAAGATGAAAAACACCCTACAAAGCGAATTCATGGCCGGACTGAAAGACCGCGCCCGCTCATCCCTGATTGCATCATTCCTGTGCTTCCCGGCATCAATGGGGCATTCATGTTCCCGTTTCTGCTATTCAAAGGCTCGCCGTTCTTTCTGACGCCAATCGGACTGGTGATAGCCGCCTCTGTTGGCGTGTGGTTCTGGCTGTACGGAATCGCGCTCGGGATACTGCCGCTGATGTTCCTGATTGCCGGGACGGAGACTACTCGCATGTGGTTCGAGCAGGCTACCGTCCCGTTTATCCGGGCGCTTACCTTCCGGAAGTAATCACTCCCGCTGCAGACTACTCATGATGGCTGCGCTGATGGGCGATACTGGTCCACTGGCTGCTGGCCGGACTATTTGCCTGGTTGGCATGGCCCGCACAGCCTGATTCGCCTGACTGCCTTGCGTCCATGATCTAACTGGGTCAACCAGCAGGTTCCTGATGTATGGCAGTTGCCCCGTCTTCTGTAGCATGTCCATCGTGCGAGTGGCTGTGCCCGAATGGTTCACAACCGCCCCTGCTGGCGCGACCTGTTCATATGAGGAAACCCGGCCCAAGAGGCGCAGCTTCTTCAGTTCGGCTGGCGAGAACAGCACATCAAGTCGCCCGCCTCTTTCCAATTCCCCCAATGCCTTGTTGTAGCCGGCCTGAGAGAACTGCGCCACTTCATCCGCTGCGCCGTTCGTTGCCTTTTGCTTGAGGTGCGAAATCACCTGGTTCTTGATGACCGTAACCGCTTCCGGATCATCGCCCACCAGCGCCATAGTCTTGCGCAGCTGGTTAATGTCGGAATTCAGGATGTACTTCCGGAAGAACTTGTCCGGCTCGGCTGCGTCTTCAATGGCCTTGAGTGCCGCAACGTCCTCCACCTGTCCGCGCAATGCGGCATTGGCCGCCCGCGCCTTGTTGAATGCTGTAATAGCCTCGTCACCAAGAGACCCGCCCTGTATCGCCGGAAGACTCCCGGCAGGCAATGCGCCATCTACTGCGCCAGCCACCTGCGGACCGGTCAGCAGCGGAGCCTCATCCAACGCCTGACGGATCAGGCCAATGGCAAACTTGGTGTTCCCGTCCTGCGTGCTGCGCTGCGCCCGGCCAATGATGGTCTTGAACTGCTCGGCAGTGTTCACATTCAGCGGAATCTTGCCGGTGGCGAAGTCGTTCACCATGTTGCGAATTTCAGCCGGCACAAAGGCGTTCGACATATTCTGGTCAAGCAGATCGCCGGTCATATTGGCGAAAGCTGCCGGATCAATATCGGCATAGCGCCCGGTGCTGTCTCGGGCTGCGCCGTACAGGCTGGAAATCTCGCCTTGACTGCGATCAAGGAATGACTTCAGCGGGCGAATGACTGCCTCACCGGCCTGGTACTCGCCCGGGGCCAGGTTAGCGCCATGCTCATTCAGGACGTTAATGAAGCGCTGATTGTTGAATGCCACGCTATCGGCAATCGGCTGTCCGGACTCCAGCCCCTTCAATGAATGCTCCCGCGCAAACTGCAGCGGATCGCGGGTAATGGTGCCGAGTCGTGGTTTTGCGCCGGCTGCCAGGTAGGCGGCTTTCCGTTCCAATGCGCGACCATCCAGCGTATCGCCTGCGCGGATGGATGCTTCAATTTCTTTGCGGAAGGGGCTGGCCTGATTGCCGAGGTCGTCAAGGCTGATGCCGGCACGCTGCAGGGCATCATCGATCTGCCCTGATGCTGTAGCAGCCGCATCATCGCCACTGCCAGCGACCCGCATAAGGAGCTTGCCACCACCCGACAACACAGGCGGCAGAATGGTATTGAGCAGAGAGCCGACTGTAGCGCCAATGGCTGTTTGCGTACCTACGCCAGTTTCCGGATTAGCGGACGACAAGGCGATGCCGCCAAGCCCGCCCTGAATTGCCCCGTTACCGGCCCGCGCCAGAAACTGCGGAACCAATGTGCTGGGCGTAACAGGATTGATTCCACCAATCGGCAGAGTAGACGCAACATTGCCAACCAGCCGACCGCCTGCCGCTGCCGTGCTGTTGCCGGTTATTGCGCTGTAGGCTGCGTGCTGGTTTTGTACTGCCTCGTTGGCGCTACCAGCACCGCCTAGCTTCTTGAAGCCATCGTTGATCGATACCCCGAAAGCCTTCTTTCCTGCCCAATCAATAGCGTCTGCCACTGGCTGCAATGCCTGGGCTGCCGAATTTGGCAGATCATTCAGCCCTTGGACGATACCCGCCGCCGTGTCAACAAAGGCATTTCCGCCGCTCAGCGGCTTGGGCTGTTCTGGCTCGAACAATGACGCCAGATTGAGTTTCGGCTTGGTCACCGGAGCAGCAGGCAGATCAGCAAACAATGCATCCCGGTCAAACTTGGCCATGTCAGAGTCCCGCCCCGTCAAATGCTCGTTCAATTTCGTCGCGAGTCCAGCCCTTTGCAGTCAGATCGGATGCGGCCTTTCGTGCTTGCTCGGGCGTCTGGATGTTCTGCCGTGAGAGCCAGTCGGTTGCGGCAGGAATGTTGCGGATCTTGGCTGGCTGTGCGGGGGCTTGATCGGCTGGCTTCTGTCGTGACCGTCCTGCCGAGAGCTTCATTTCAATGGTCGCCGTCTGGCGAAGTTCTCGTTTCTGCGCCAGCATCTCGGGGGAGTCACCAACCATAGGAAAATAGGTTTCGTATTCATCTGCCGCTTCTTTTGGCTGGATGGTTGCGCCAGATTCCTTGCGGAGCTTGGCGCGTATCCATGCCATGGCCGCGTTTTTATACTTCTGCTGCACTGGCGTCATGACGTTGCGCTCAGTGAAGTTGCCCACTAGCGGCATATTGGAGGCAACTGCAGTTGCGATATTGGGCTTGCCGTCCGCCTCGTTCGCATCAAGCAGCGCGTTTGCCTCAAGCATACGTTCATAGAAGCCCGCCGCATTTCGCTCTCCCTCAGAAGATCCAGCTGCGCCCGCTGCCGGCCCGCCCGGGATGGCTTCAAGGCTGCCGTCTGCCGCCCACCGGTAACCTGCAGGGGGCTTGCCAATAAACCCGAGGCCGCCTGTATCTGTGGCACGGTCACTGCGCCTCGCCGACGCATCATTCTCGCGGATCTCGGATGCCGTCTTGCCAAGGCCAGCCAGGTACACGGGCGCATTGCCAACAACTTGCGCACCCGTCCCTTGATTGATGGTCATGCCGGTGTCCCCGACAGCATCAAAGAGCTTTCCATCTTTGGCGGCCTGCGCCACATTCATGGCTAGTGCGGTTTCAGGGCGCGCAAGCACCCCCTCGAAGTCGCCGCGCTCCAGTGCTGTGTTCAGTCCCTGCGTGAACTGATCCGCATTGGTGTCACCCGTCAATTCAAACTGATTCGCCAGTGCGCCGCGAGTGCGCTGAATCCGGCTTAGCTGCTCCCGAGACATGCCGAGATCGTCACCGAATGTCGCCATCAGCTTGGGGTCAGCAATCACCTGCTGAATCTGCTGCGCATCGCCACCCAGGACGCCATTCAATTCCAGTGCGCGCTCGGTGCGCCGCGTCGGATCATTAAACAGGGCGCTCTGCGCATCGGTGCGAAAGGTGTCGGCCGCTGCCTTGGCCAACTTGGTCTGTCCGGCCGCGTCAAGGTTGCCCATCTGCGACAACATATAGGCATCTTTCGTGGCAGTGTCGGCGCCAATCTTTGCGCCCTGCCGCCCGGCCGTCATGCTTTTCATTATGCCGGCGAGGCCGCCACCCAATGCTGTTGAATACTTTGGCATTACAATATCCTCTCAGGCGATACTGCCGAACATGGCATTGGCAGTGGCGCCAGTGGTGCTGGATGCGGGCAGCGTGACGGCTGCCCTCTGGCCTGCGGTCAGTGCGCCGGCAGGGTTGTACATCACGCCCCCCAACTGCAGCAGCTGGCCAACCAGTTTGGCGTCATCGCCTTTGTGCGAGGCTTCAGTCAGGCGCGTATTCATCAGGCTTTGTGTCTGTTTCATTTCCTGCCCGATGCCGGCGACACGATCATTGGCCCCCATCACGCGGATCGAGTTATCCAGGTTCACGGCATCGCCCGCACCAGACCGGCCCATCAGGCGAGTCAGCTTGGCAATGGCCTCCATCTGCTTGGTGGCTTTGTCGGCCTTGGCGCGCAAATATTCTTCAGAGACTGCGCCAGTAGCGCCATCAGCCGGAGCGGCATTTACATCGGCCATGGCCGCACCCAATGACTGCTCGCGCTGTGTGGCCGCGTCTTCGTAGCGGCCGGCCATATTGTTGGGGTCAAACGTATCCTTGGCGGTATTCAATACCTCGTCATTGATTCGGCCCTGCTGCTCACGAAGCGCAGACGAGCCATCACGCAATGCGTTATTTGTGGCCTTTTCTGCCCGCCTGGAGCCGTATTCATTGGCGCCAAGCCCGGCCACCATCAATCCAATCGATACGGGATCGCACATGATTAGCCTCCAGTGGCCGAAACAGTGCCATTGCTGGCGGAAGGACCACTAACGCCAAGCTGCTTCATTCGCTGCTGGTAGGCGTTCTGTTGCTGATTCTGGCCGTACAGATAACCCATGCCGGAGAAGTAGTCCTGCATGTTCTGCGCCAATGCGGAGTCTCGCGTCTGTGCGATATTGCTTTGCGTTTGCGAGGCGGCAGAGGCCAGTGCAGATCCTTGATCCATGCCGGCACGGATGCGCGTAATCAGGTCAATGCGGGTCTGCTCATCTTGTGCGCGCCCGGTATTGATGGCGGCCTCTTTCTGGTTTTCCATGTCCAGAACGCCGCGCCCGTAGTTATCCGTGATCTCGGCGCCCTGATCCAGCGCCAGTGAGCCGCCTACCTGTCCGGTGCGGGCTAGTTGATCCTTCAGAAGCCGTGCCGCCTGCTCGCGCTGCTTGTCCAGTTGCGGCATGCGCGCCGCCATTACATCGTTGCCGAGCGTGCGGTAACTGGCTTCGCGCTTAGCTTTATTGGCCTCGGCTTCTGCCCGATGCAGGCCGGCTGCTGAGTTGCGTGCCGTGCCGTCCGGGTAGTAATCGACGCCGTTTATTGTCTTGACGCCGTTACCGGGGACAATGGCTGCTTGATACTTGTCAGGCGTCGGTGCCCCTGAATAAATGTTCTTTGGATCAAGCGCGTAATCTCGCGCCTCCCCTGGCGTAGCAGCAACCTGCATGTAGCTTGGCGAGCCGCCGCTACTGTCAACGCCAAACAAGGCATTAAGCTCGGCAATTGCCTTGTCTTGCTCAGACCTGATGCGCGCCTGTTCTGCCGCCTGGTCGCCAGATCCGCCGTCGCCGCTAGGTGATCCCATAATTACCTCATTGCCGAAAACAGAATGAAATCGGCGCCAGTCTTTCCCCACTTCGGCAGGGGCGTTTCATTATTCAGCCCAATGGCCCGAAGCCATGGATGTGTTCGTTTGTGCCGAGAATCAGCCAGCGCATGAACGCGGTGAAGCTGCCCGCTCGCCAATGCCTCTCTGATGCTACTTTTTGCCATGCGCGAAATGGACACTGCGCATTCCGGTAACCTTTTTGTTCCAACCAGCCACAGCGTTGCAACATTTGGGTAAAATAGTGACATTCCACCAATTGCCACCGCTTCGCCGTCTTTTGCCAGTGCCGCCCAGGATGGCCCGGGTGACGACAGACACACTTCAGCAAATCCTTCCGTAGTATCCAGCCAGTGCGTCTCCAGAATTTCTGCAGCGTCATCCTCGACCATATTGGCGACAACGTGACGCGCATGCTCTTCTGTCAGACTCACAATCACACCTGCACCCCTAAATTCTCGAAGTAATACGTGATGGCATGTAACTCAAAATCAGCCGCGTCATGATTCACGATGACCGGGCCCAGATTCGTGGCCAGCAACTCAACCGGCAGAATGCGTCCCGGGCGACTGTCACCCGTCAATTCAACCGGTGGCGTTGTAATCAGGTCGGGGGATCTAACGTCATACCGGTGCGCAATGGTGCCCGTTCCGGTCAGCACAAGATCCATTCCCCATACCTGTTTCAGCACTCCCGGCATTTTGAAATCCACAAACGCCAGTTCAGCGGTTACCGTGAACGTAACGCCATCATCATCGAAGGCGGTGTCGTCCATGCGATATACAGCGTTACCTGACCGGATATAGAGCGTGGCATCCAGTTCTGTCAGGTAATCGAGCGAGTACGGGAATTCATAGATTGACCATGCGCTGATCTTGCCGGATCGGCTGAAGGTGTAGACCAGTGCTTTCGTGCCGTAATACATCCAGAACTGGCCGCTGCCTCGGTAATACAGGGCGCGTGGCGAGTTGGCGCCGAATATCGAGGTGATTAGCGAATCAACCGGAGAGCCAACATCCACATCGATCAGGTTGCTGGTGTTTTCCAGGTTCGTGATGGATCGCACGCCCTGGGGCGAAAGAAAGAACACATCGCCGCTCATGTTGGCATGGGAATACGGGTGCTTGGACCCAACATCCACAATCTGCGCGAGTGCGTTATTGGTTGGAGAGGCGTCCACAGTCCAGACCTGCGCGGAGTCCGGGAACAGGACCAGGAGCTGCGAGTTGTACTCACCGAGGCCCTTGGCCACAGTGGCGCCAGACTGCTGCAGGCCTACCGGCAGAAACCCGGCATCGCTGGCAGTTGTCCAGTCGCGCGGATTGCTGGTTGCCGTAAACCTTACGGTGTCACCAGTCGTGCCAATGGCCCAGATTGACTGAGCCTTCTTGATCACTGCCTTGGTGTTCGGGCAGTTCACATCAGAAATCCATGTGCGGCGCGCAACAACCTGAATGCCTGACTGCGTACCAGAAGTGTTGACCGCTGCGCCACCAATCGTGGCAGACACCTGGTAGGTATCTGCCGTCAGGCCCGCTGCAATAACGTAATACGTTGCCCCAACGGTCAGCCCTGTTGGTAGTGCTCCAGTTGCGTCAAAGGTGATGGCATCGCCGGCCACGTAACCATGGCCAACCTGCGTGAAAACTGCGGGCGAGGCAATCGTGATCGTCACTCCCTTGAGTGTGTACTCAAGGTAGTGGTGCTTGATGCTGCCATCTGTATATTCGGCCGCCACATAAAGGAAACCGTTGAACACATCGCTATACCACATGCGCGACAGCTCAAGGGCTGGCGTCGTCGGGTGCAGCAGCTTGTTCGCCATGAAGGTCGTATCGGCGTGTGTGATGGTGCTCGCACCCGCATAGAACGTGTTCAGCTTGCCCTTGCCCGCTGATAGGCCGACCGTTCCCGTTTCCAGCGTGGCAATCTTGACGGTGCCTGGCCGCTTCTTGATCGTGCGCCCGGTCGTGGTGTAGGCATTCGTCAGGACGCGCAGCCGATTGGCGTCGGAAGTGGACGCACCTTTGCGCAGGTCCAGCCCGAAATCAAAGCGGTCAAAAGTAATGGCTGGCATCAACCACGCCCAACCACTTTGGGAAATGGCATGGTGCTGGGCGATGATCCGCGCCGAAAGACTGTCTTGGTCCGGTTGCGTGCCTTCAGCTTACTCAGCATTTCCGACAACTGATTAGCGTAGGTCTGTGCGTCCGGCTGCCGATAGTGGAGCTTGGCATTGGTCAGTGCGTGCAGGAACACCAGATTAGAATCCAGCGTGGTCCTGTCATTGTCGGCATTGAGTGCGCCCAGCGACCGCTTGTAATAGCGGCGCATGGTGTACTGTTGGCCAGGCGCTGGCCAGACCTCCATCTGCTCAAAGACATCAAACCGACAAGGCACACCGGTAGAGACGTTGGAGCGCATATCCCAGGTAATGCCAGGATGAAGCTCGGCCCAGATGCCAGACTGCTGCACCGCCACACTAATGAGGTTTTCCGGCTCGCAATCGGTTGGGTAGTCATAGAGCGACTGCTCGACACCCATCAGCCGCTCCTCAAAGGTAATGAGCCTGCGCCACTCAAACTGCTCATAGAGTTGCGCCTGGCCATTCCGGATGAAGGAATCAATGATCGGCGCGTTCACGACACCGGCTTCACCGGCCATGCCAAAGCCAAGACGGCTCTGAATATCTGACCGAATGTCGCCAAGTGTTCTGCGAAGCGCCGTCATGGATTATTCCTCATTGTTGATTGCGGGCGCTGCAGCCTTCTTGCCTCGTGCCGGCTTGGCATCAACCGCCAGGTCTTCCAGCACGCGCGCAAACTCACCGAGACGGCCAAAGACGCGCTCGACATAAGGCAGTCCTGACTTCGGGTCTTCACCGTACTGGCGGATCAGCCGTTCATATTCTTCGGAAGGATCAACTTCCTGCGGCTCAACGTTGTGCTCACCCTTCTCGTCAACCGAGATTGGCTTGTCGTGGACCAGTTCAAGGATCGGCAACTCGTGCGGCATCACAATACGTGCCACTTTCTCGGCCATGTCGCGTTCAATGACAGCGACTACAAATGCTATTTTCATCAGGGTTGCTCCAGTTAACCAAGGCCAAAAAAGGCAGGGGCTTTTACACCCCTGCCAATGCCCTGAGATCAGGCGATCGACAACACCGCATTGGCATTGCGACGGTTGGTGGTGAGCGCACCACGCCAGGTGATGGCGCAGTAGTACTCGTAACGGTTGTACGCACGCGGAGGCTTGCGGGTCACCATGTCCTGACCGGCCATCGGACGCAGCTTGATGGTCTTCATATTCAGGAAGTAGCAACGCTTGGTCCAGCCAATGGCGGGAGATTCAAGACCACCGAAGTTGTCATCAAATTCCGGGCACCACTGGATTTCCACGCCCTTGAAATAGATCTTGCCGGTGCCGCCATCAATGTTGCGCATTCCGCTGATGTCAGACTCCAGCTTGCCGAAGCTGTTCATCAGGAACTTGCGATAGCCTTCGATGAACGACCAGCCCGCAAAGATATGGGTCGGCTTGCCGCCATTCTTCACGCAGTTTTTCCACTGGGTTTCCATGCCGTCAAGGATGGTGCCGGTGGTGGTCGTGGTGGTCAGGCCAGTGCTTGCGCCGTTGCGCCAGTAGGCGTTGGCTGCGGCGCTGGTATCGATGCCGCCAACAGTGCCGGTGGACGGAGCCAGCGAGATCAGTGCATCCAGACCGGTGATGGCGTCCGAAGAACTGGTGCCGTCAAGGTGCAGATAGGCGCTGAACTTCTCGCGGAAACCTTCACGCAGGACCGTGTTCTGCTCTTCCAGCAGGTTGGTCAGCATGACGCGCTCAGCCTGGGAGGCTTCGCCGCCGCGACCTTCGATCATGGTGATGCCGTTCTGTGCCAGACGGTCTTCATCAATGGCATAGCCATCGTGAGCCGTGCGCCACGGGAACTGCGTCTGCTCGTTCACAGCGCGACGGTTGTAGGTCACTTCCTGAGCGCCATTGATCCACTGGAAGTTGGAGTTGTAGGACTTGCGCAGCTGCTCAGTCACATACTGCTTGCCGCCCGGAAACTCCTGCTTGCCTTCCATGAGAGCGTTGAACAGCGGACGCTCCTGCATAACCTGGTCAATCGGTGCGCCCTTGATGTAGAAATCAAGAGAGACTTTCTGAGCTTCTTGGAGCTCGTTAGTTGTAAATGGCATTTTGCCACCTCCATGAATGATAGATTGGTTGCTTCTTCACTCCGGTGGCGAGCCAGAACAGTACAGCCTAGTCATTGCGTGCGGCGCTGATCCCCGCAACAGCGTGTAACGTCAATCTGTGCTTAGCGGTAGCCAAGCGCCTGATCAATTGCTTCCTGAGCGGATTGCGGTCTTGCGCTGCCGCCTGCTGCACCCGTTGGCCGAAGCGGGGCCACGTTGCTGCGGGATGACGGAGCCTGAACGCTGCTCAATGATTCGTACAAAATCCGTACCTGACCTGGCACCAAATGCACCGGCATGGTCTGCATCAGCTGCGGAATCTGTCGCAGGATGATGGCTTCCTTGGCGGCATAATCCGGATCGGTCTTGCTCCATTGCAGCGCCATCTGGTCAATCTTGCTGATGGTGTCGTTTGCGGCCTGCTGAAACTGCTGGTGCTGGGCAGTGCGCTCCTGATCCTGCTGGCGCTGCTGCTGACCAATCTGCTGTTGTTGGCGTGACCGCGCAATCTCAAGCGCAGTCGGCATGTCAAGCTGTAATTCATTCACGCGCTGGCGCAGATCCGGGAACGAGTTGAGCGGGTCCACCTGGACCTGCTGACCAGATGCCAGGGCAAGCTGGTTGGCCTGCTCCTGCAGGATCTGCATGGCAGAACCAAAGTCACCGCTCACCAGCGCCTTGCGGTAATCCGCAAACACAACCAGATCAGAGGCGGCTTGCTCATCCGTCAGCACGTTTTCACGGAGCCAGTTGTGCGCTTCCTGCATGCCGGTGACTTGCGTCGTCAGCTGCTCGATCTTGCCGTCGCGCTCCTTGACGCCTTCGGCCAGCTTCTGAAAGCGCACTTGCGCCTTATCGCCCAGCCCTTCCGGCATCTTGGTTAAATCTTCCTCAGGCTTTGTCTCGGCCTTTGGTGCTACCTCTGCCGGCTTTTCAGCCGCAACAGCAGGCGCGTCTTCTTTCTTGGGGGCAGGCGTGAATTCCTCACTTTCCTGCGCCACGCCATCAATAGCGGCATTCACCACATCAAATGCGGTTTGCTCGGGAATGTCCTGAGCCTGATCGGTCTCAGTATCCGGCAGCGTATTCGGGTCCAGTTCCTGGGGCATGTTGCACCTGTGGGTTCTCAGGGTTAATAGGTATCACGTTCGCCGGATTTCCATGCGAAGTGACTTCTTCTGCGCCGCTCTGTGTCGGCTGTTCTGCTGGTGGCGGGAGGAATTCATCCACGCTTAAGCGTTCATCAAATCGGCGCAGGGTCTCACCGAGCAGCTTGCGCACTGCTTCAGCGGCCTCTGTCATGCCTTGGGTAATCAGTTGCTGGTGTTGCAGGACGGCGTTCTGTATCTGTGGCGCGATCTGAATCCACTGATCACGCTCGCGCAGCTTGTTCGGTTTGGTGGTCGAGCCGGCACGGATGCTGATCTCCACCAGGTCAAACAGTTCCGCCTTCGACATTTGCGGCCAGACGGCACTTTCGCCGGCAATGCGCTTGGCCTGCTCTGGCGTCATTTCCTGCAGCATCACCTGAGCGGCATAAATGGCCATTTCAGACAGCCAGTCTTCAATCACATCCATGCGCTCACCGGAGCGACCTGACGCGCCAGATGCCATGATCTCGGCTTCTGTGGCGGTCTTGGCTTGCTGGATGGAGCCGGCTGCCGCATCTTGTGCGCCTGACACCATTTCCAGGTCACGCATGATGGGCGAGGTGTCATACACGGACGGATCAATGCGCGGATTGGGGATCTCAGCAAAGATGGCGCTGAGTGGCTCGTTGGTGTTGTTGCTGACACCGATGGCATCGTTGATCTTGCGGCCTTTTACTAGGCTGATCTCGTCATCAGTGATGCCAGCCGCCTTGTTGAACAGCAAGCCAGGCAGCGACTCCTGCCGGTGTTCGGCAAAGTGCGTGCGAGTGGTGTTGTACTCATCCTGCAGTTCCAGCATTCCATCTACCAGTGAAGGCGGAAACAACATGCCGTCAATGCGGTCAAACTGCAGAGGGAAGAACGGGAACCACTGCTCTCCAAGCGCCTGCGGGCAGAATGGCGGACGGGCATAGCACTTGCCGCCCTCCGCAAAGGTGTACACCGTCTGACTTCGACGATCCCACACTTCCCAGACCGCCATCACGGAGTCAGCTTTATCGCCGGCCTTGCGCTCTTCTTTCGATTCGCGGGCGTACTCACGCACACCAGAGGGGGCATCCTTACCGAATGCCTCCTTGAATTCATCCTTACGCATCCAGATCCGATGCGCGATGGCATCACCTTGAGCGTATTCATCAATACTCTGAATCCCGTCATCGAGAATCAGCACATCTTCAGCCAGCAGGTTATCAACACAGATACCCTCGGCAACGGTAACCTCTACCTGCTGCTCCAGTGCCTGCATCTGCGCTTCAAGCTCAGCCAGGTTGGCCTGATGCTCGTCGGCAGAGGTGTCGCCATCCTGCAGGTCCGCCATCAGCGCCTTGATGCGCTCGATATTGTCTTGTGAGTCGTTGATCCGGTTACGGATGATCGGGTCATCAACAATATCTTTTTGATAGCTGACCTTTACCCATCCCACGGTTGTAGTCAGGGCGGCACGAACTGCGGACTTTCCACGCGCCTTGATCTTGCCATCCTTCACAAAGACGCGATTGAGCATGATCTCAAGCGTCTTGGCGAACTTCCGGCCAATCTCGTAACGCTCAGGTGACACGCTTTCGCTGAGGGTCACGGCAATTTCGGGATTCTTCGCGTAAATGCTCGGCTGAATAATGGCAAGCCGGGACTGGATCACGTTTACACGGACCAGCCCACGCTCACCATCGTCACCAACCTCGCCAGCAACGTACTCACGCGCCTTTTTCCAACGCTTCCGGAGTTCCTTGGCGTTTTCATAGGCGGTTTTTACGCGCTTGTTCAGTCGGGCAACCATCGCCTCTTCACGAGGATCGACCTTGCCGCTTTCCCCCTGCGTTGCCATGGGTTATCAGCCAATCAGCTTGGCAGCAACAGTCCCGGCAGTGCGTGCAGAGCAAACCAACTGATAGTACTTGGCCAGGCTGGCGATGTTCAGGATGGTTGTCCCGGCATCGGCAATCGTGGCGCCAGACACATCGGCATAGGTCGTGCCGTCATCCGAGCTTTGCAGCTTGGCAGCGCCTGCGAACAGGCCGTCAGGTGTGTAGATGATCAGCACGCTGGATTCGCCCTGGATAAAAGGGGAAGTGCCAGTGGCAACAGCAGTGGCGGAAGCAACAGAGGCCAAGGAACCGAGTGCGAGAGTCTTCATGTAGTGCTCCAGATTAAGAAACCGGGCGTGCTTCGGTCGTAATCTCAGGCCCGACACTGAGGTACGCCGTGAAATGACTGACCGACTCCTGCAGCCCATCGCCGGCCATTTGTTCGGCAGCGAGAGGACTTGAAGCGGTCACGCAAATAAGATTGCCTTCCAGCAACGAGCCTTCGCCCATCGCGCCATCTTCCTTGACTGAGTAGAACCACTTGTCGCGGTCCTGAAACTCAAAGTCAGGTGTCGGCTTTTTGAGGGCGACCAAATCCGCCATCGTGAGACGGGGGCGGGTAGCCTGGAGAACAGAGATAGAGGCTTGTATATCCATAGCCCCGAGAATACGGGTGGACTTCCTTGTCCATGCGAAGTGTCAGCCGCTGCGGTATTTGCTTTTCTGTTTCGGCTCGTTGGTGTACTTCATGAGCCAATCAAGGGTGCCGTAGGCCGGCCCCGTTTGCTCTGGTGTGCCCTTGATGATGGGCCGAGCCATACAGCCATAGCGCAGGGCGTCCGGGGCGTGATCCTCATTGTTGGAATTCACATCTTCTGGCTTGTGCTGATCATGCTGCAGTGCCGGCAGAGTCCGTATCAGGTGAACGCAGGTGCTGAACATGAATAACAGCGGCTTGCTGTCTTCTTCTCCGGTTAGCCTGGTGCGGATCTGCTCCCATCCGGCAATTCGTTTGTTGTCTGCCCTGCGCCAGGTAACGCCCACTGCAGTCATGTCATCGGCAATGCTTGGCCCGCCGTCTGCCGTGAAGATGGCCGGATCAGCCACACCCCACCCGCCTTGCTCGGTCGTTTCGCCTCCATCCAGCTTCTTGATTTGCTTGGCGACAGCCTTGGCGGTCATCTTCAGCCCGACATTGGCAGTTTCGCCCATGCCGTAGTATTCACGGTAGGCAATGAGCGCGCCCCTTGGGAATCTTTGGTCGTCGCCATCTGATACGGCAAGCCAGTAGCAGGCAAACGGCTTGGCTGACCCCCAGTCAAAGCAGCGGTAGCGCGTCCAGTGCTTGGGAATAGTGAATGGCTTGATGATGTGCCGCTCTGCTGAGAACTCAGAGAAATACGCACCCTCGACAACCGTCCAGTCCCCTTCTAGCCATGCCCGAACAAGCTGCGCCGATCCGGACATTTTCAGGCGGTCGGCGTAATCCGGATCATGCCGCGTCAGCATGTGGTTATCCGTGAGCCGCGACGGAATGAATACGCGGGACTGGTGCGTGTCGGCATCGATCATTGGCTGGTAACCGGCTGGTGCTGGATCGATGTATCTGGCTCGTACCCAGTGATGCCCAGGGCCGCCAGGGTTAGCTGTGGCTCGCATACGACAAGGCACGCCCGCCCCTGAGCGCAGTGTTGCCATCACCTTGAAGATCGGCTTTGGACTGGCCCAGTTGGTCAATTCCTCGAAGTACAGCCGCGTATAGTCATGTCCCTGATAGTTTTCCGCGTCGTCTTCCCGCTCCAGGTAACGGAACTTGAGCACTGCCCCGTTTGGGAACACCCACGACTTCGGCTGCTCTAGCCATCGCGCGCCAAGCGGATAGTAAATCTGTTTGCTGCGGGCAATGGCGGCCTCCAGCTGTGGCAGGGTGTGACGGAAGAAAACGCCCTTGGCGTTCTCCGCATATCGCCCTGCATGAACTGCCCACTCCCCAAGACAGGCGTCAGTCTTCCCGCCACCTCGGGCGCCGCCAAACATGACCTCAAAGGCCGGGCAACTCAGGAACGCAGTTTGCGGTCCAGGCTGCGGCCTCCAGACTAGCTGTGCGTCTGCGCCCATTGTTCGAGGGACTCCGATTCAGGAACGGTCTGCACAAATCCGGTGTGCTTCACTTCTTGCCGTTCGACATACAGCCCGGCTGCCTTGCCTCTGGCCACTTCGGCCTGTACTGCAGGCCCGTACTTCTCGCCCGCTTCAGCAAGGTCACGGAGTCGTTTCAGGTCATTCAGGTGCGTCTCAAGGGTCACCTGTGCCTTCTCGACTGCCGGTTTCCGTAGCTCCGCAAGCCTTGATGCAATCTTGACGTTATCCGTCAGCTGCTTTGCCAGCCGGTTAATGCTCTCTGGCTTCATGGCATCAACCTTGTAATGCTGCCGGTAAGCCTCGCTCGCGTTGCCTGTCTCGATGTATGTCAGGCAGAAGGCTTCTTGCTTGGGCGTAAGCATCAGATGCCCCCTTGTGGCTTCAGTCGGACCAGCCAGACCGGGTTATGTCCATCAAGCCGTCCGTCTCGCGTTTCAATGCCAAGCTCCATCCTGCGCTCCTTGATAATGGCCAGCGTCTTGCGATGCTCTAGCCCGGCATGTTCGGCAATGGCAATTACGGACTGCCAGGTACGCAGCAGTACGCGCTCCACTCGGCCGATTTCGTGCGCTGTGTATGTGATGCCTCTGGACATATCCACTCCCTCTTAAAAGTTGACGCGCAGACCGATTGAAAGATTATTGCGGGCGCAGTGAGTTGACATGCCCAAGCTCAGGTACTGCCACTTCTCGCGCCAGTCTTGGGGCAGCAGGTAACTGGTAGCTGCGTGTGCAATGGCGCCAATGACAAAGGCATTCGTGACCCGTCGCGGGCTTGGATTGCTGCCAATGAATGGATTGTTTTCCCTGAATAGCTGGTGGTCGGCGGCCTCATTCCGTCTGGCCATGTCCATCGTGGTTCCGTAATCGACGACATTGGCGACATGCCAGACAACCTCGCGCACCGTGTCTTCCCTGCGCCACTCATCCGCAGCAGCAATGCCTGATGCCATACAGGCGACTATCAGCAGTTGTGTCTTCATGCCGCCTCTCCCACTCTCACCAAGACGCACCCGCCCTTGACCACATCGGTGCTCAGGCTGAATTGCGTTACGAATCGCTTGTCATCAATGCCCAAGGCGTCAGCTATACCGTCCCGTCCGGCCTTGAACGAGGCGAGGCAGCCGTCATCGTCCCGGTGGCGGCGGTCAGGCGGAACGAACTCCAGCACGAGCAGAATACGGCCATCATCTGGTGCGACCAGTCCGGCTTGCTTTGTCAGTACGTGAGCGGCAGCCCTGTACGCCTTGGTGTGTTTGGCCTTCTTCGCCCAGTGGATCCGGGCATTGGGGCTTAACTCGCGGGGTGGCCACGGAAGGCAGAGGATCTTGTCTGTCATTCCAATATCTCCCTGACCTTCTCAAGTAATTCCGCCTCAGTGCCGAAGTTGGCCTCCCATGTGCGCTGTCCTGCGTGTAGTGCAACGCCATGCCCACCGGTGCGGTGATGTGGCGCGCACAGCGGCAGAACGTCCATGTGTCCGGCTCTCTGCCCCATGCCGGCAAGGCTGCGGGGGTGGTGTAACTCAGCAGGGGTCGGTCCATAACCGAGACGGCGGCAAACAATGCAACCGAGACGGGCAACTGCTGCCATGTGTCGCTTCTCTGCGGCTGTGGTCACTTTGTCCTCCATGCCCAGACGAAAAAGGCGAGAGCCACCAGGTAAGGGATCAGTTCTTTCATGCCTCAACTCCCTGTAGCTCGGGTGCAGTCAGTCGCACCCCTTGTGAGGTGTAGTGATTCCAGAGGGAATCGAGATACCGGGTCTTTTGCTCAACGGACATGAGGCGGGTTACCGGGAAATCGAACGGGGCCTTCATCAACGCCAGCTTGGTCTGGTAATCCATCGGCCTGATGACACGGTCGTACTGCTCGCGGAATTCCTTGTTTTCAGCCCTCAGTATCGGCACCCCGAAGTGCAGCTTGCAGTACGCCCGCTTGTCCTCGGCTGATTCGTCCTTCAGTTCCTGCCATGCTTCAAGGTGCCACTTCTGCTGAAGCCGGTTCTGGGCGGCGCTTCGGGTCTTGGTCTGGCGCTCAATACTGACGATCCAGCCTTTTGAGGCATCCAGACTGGACACTTGCTCGAACATGGCATTGATCACGCTCTTGCGGCTTTCGTTCGGGTGCAGAATGTACTCACTCACCACGGAAACCCCTTTGTTGCCTGCGTCCACTTTTTGCGCTCGGCCTCTGCCCATGCCTTCGCCTGAGACTCATTCTTGGCCCGACGAGACTGGAGAATGTCATCCCGTACCAGTACGTCACGCTCTGCGTCATAGGTGTAATGCGCACCACTGAAGGTGCAGCCGCCGTAATGCCGGGCCACGCTGAATTGCGATTGGCTGACGTGGTGGATCTCTTCTGGCCTGTTCATTTATCCCACCCCATGTAAGCCCGGAGCGTGCGAACGTGTACGCCCCACTTCGCGGCCACTTCGGACGCATCAAAGTCGTAATCGGCCATCAGCTTCGTGATCAATTCACGGTCGCCGTCATCAAACGGATCGTCCTTGATGAACCTGAGCGCAGCCCGGACAGGGCGGTGTGTGCGGAAGCTCGGCACATCGAATGAAAGTGAGGTCATGCTGCCCCCTCAAACATTGAGCCCTGCTCTTGGATTGGCTGCTCATCCATAATCAGGCGTGGCTGGCGGTAGGCGTCCTCGATGCGGCGACAGGCAATGTCGAAATACTTTGGTTCGCGCTCAATTCCGATGAAGCTGCGGCCAAGATTCACGCAGGCAACGCCGGTCGTGCCGCTGCCCATGAAAGGGTCTAGGATGGTGTTTGCTTTGCCAGCCTGCTCAATGCACCAAACCATCAACTCCACTGGCTTTTGAGTGGGGTGGTCTTTCCGGTACGAGAGCACGGATTGCCGATGCATCTTTGCGGGGGACTTCTTGCTGCACCACGCCATCTCGCACATGGCAAGCGAGAAGTTCTGGGGCTGAACCTTGTCCCAGATCAAGAAGCACTGGCTGGGCGGAAGATCAAAGTAATTGCCGCCCCAGATGATTTGCAGATCGCTTTTCAGCAACATTGCATCCAACACCTCTTGCGGCGGAGTGCTGGTATCCCAATCGCTTTTCTCGTGCATTTGGCGAACGGGGTTGTTTGCAATGTTGATCCCATAAGGCGGATCAGTAATAACCGCATCAACCTTCGGCAGCGTCGGCAGCACTTCCAGGCAGTCGCCAAGAATCAGCCTGCAGTTGCCTATAATTTCCTCTCTCATGCGGCGGCCCTCACTTTCCGGCACCAGTGCTGCGCGGCACGACGATCAAGACGCAGGCCGGTACGTTTGTTGTATATCTGCGCTACCTGCGTTCCTCTCGCCTGCGGATTGTCGGCAATAATCTGTATCAATTCCGGGTACAGGCTCTGCGGGACGCGGCAGTTGACCGGGCCTCGTGCCTCCAGTCGCCACCGTGCTACCGTGGATTCATGCGCCGACAAGCCCAGGTAGCTCAGCCGCTCGACTACCTGAGCCACGCTCATTCCTTCGCGTAACAGCTTCATGCCGGCTTTCTTCGCGGCAGAGTCAACGCGGTTGATGCGGTATCCTGACTTCTTCGGGGCGGCCAGCGGCTTATTGGCCCGCTTCGGTTCGCCCACCAGGTATTCGTGGTACTGCTCAGTGGTAATCTGCATCTTGGCCTTGATGACGCGAGCAGGGAGGCCGTCGCGGTAGAGGGCGATGGTGAGGTCGCGGTCGTTCATGCCGTCACCCAATGCGCCAGACGATCAGTCACCGGGCACTTGCCCGTCATTTCCAATTCCTTGAGCAGGCCGCAATCGAGCAATTCACGGACGCGGCCAGACACGCACGAAGTCTCAAGGCCGGTTTCTTGCGCAATCTGACGGCGCGTCATGCAACCTGTTGACTTCACAACTGCCAGGATCTGCGTCTTGCAGGTGGCGCGCATGTCCGCTGTCTGGTGATAAGCGGATAGGCTGGTATCTCGGATCATGCTGCACCTCGTTCACTGTCCCAATCGAACACGACCAGCGCCCTATCACCTTCGCGCAGCCGGTCAATCACTCGCTCGCCCATTTCGGCGCGCAATTCCTTCATGCCCAGGTTCGTCACGATCACGGTCGGCAGTAGTGCCTCATAGCGACGGTTGATCACCTGAAACACTCGCGCCCGCTCATCGTCTGTCCCGGAGCCTGTCCCGACTTCCTCCAGGATTAGCAAGGCAACGCTGCCGAAGAAATCAAGAACCTGTTCCTCGCTGTACTCTGAATCCCGCTTCCAGGTGGCACGGATGGCGCGGATCAGGTCGGGCAGGTCAATGCGCCTGACGGTCTTTTTCTTGTACAGCGCAGTCACGATGCCGCAGCACAAGTGGCTTTTCCCTGTCCCTGGCTTGCCGGCCATGATCAGGTTCGGGCACTCGCTACCAGCCAGAACGGCTGCGACGATGCGTTGGCAAGCCGCTACAGCCAGTTGCTGCCGGTCTTGTGTGATCCGGTAGCTGTCGAGCGTCTTGTCGTCATACCGGGCCGGTACACCAGAATCGCGCTTCAGTCGGAGATCAGCGGCCCTTGCTGCCGATTCAGCCATTTCCTTCTGGCGGATCTTGTCAGCCTGGTCTGCTGCGGCTCGCTCCACGGAGCATGTCGGGCAGCCCTTGCGAAGCGTTCGATCAGAGTACGGGATGGTGAATTGCTCGCTCTCGAAGTCGCCATGCTTCTCGCAAGTGCCTTGGTATTTTTCGCAAGCCGGAGCCTGCTGGTTTTTAGAATCGACCATCTGCGCCCACCCCTTCGGAATAATCACGTTTGTCAAAGTCGCCGTGTCTGGCTGGCACTGCTGCGATGAACCGGGCATTGCGGACCCAGTTGCGCCACGTTGCATCCCAGTCAGATTTCACGCCGCCCTGCCCTGGCTTGGCATTCCAGTGATCCCGGAACTTCGCGGCCTCCAGCACAACCGGGAAACCGGGTCGCTCAGTCATCGCCCATTCGGCAAGCTCTGGCGACAGAACCCAGTCAGCAGGCAACCGTGATCCCCTGGCAGGGCGAGGCTCTGCCGCGCCAACAGGTTTTAAACCTTTGGTGTCTGGTGATTGGTTATTGGTTATTGGTTCTTGGATAGCCGTTGCAAGCGTTGCAGGTGCCGTTGCAGGTTGCGTTTCAGGTAACGGCAAATCTTTATTGCAGGTGCGAGCAACAAGCCCCTGCAACTCTTTCATTTTTATATTCCATTCTGCATGTACTCCGTTGCAGCGAAGTACCTCGAACAGCCTGGCGCGCTCCTCTCTGTGCCTTGCCAGCCGTGCGTTCTCGTTATTCTTCTTGGCTTCTCTGTCAGCACCACCGGCCTGATACGCTTCAATGATTTCGTCAACGCGCTTGTGCTGCCAGATCCCGTCACGCAGAGTAAAGAATTCCGACAGCACCATATCGACAGCAGCCCTCTCATCGCGTGAGCGAGCGCAGGCAAGGCGATGTGCCTTGTCCTCTGGTATGCCTGTCTCTGTGGCGTAGTAACGATCAAGGAGCAGGTTGTAGGCTCCATGCTCCAGCATGGAGAGGTGCGATGTGTCGCGGGCGTAATCCCCGAGATGGCGTTCGTAGTAATTCATTCGCCTACCAACTCCAGCATCCGTTTCGCAATGGCGGCTACGTGAGTTTTTGGGATTGAGACAAACAGCTTTTCACCTTCTGCTGACTGGACAACAGCAACTTCGTCAACCGCATTTATGTACACCGCGTACTCATCGACACGCGGAACAACAACATCTTCTTTTGCGTAAAATGCCATTCCCTTTCATCCCTTCGCTATTTCGCCACCCCTGCTGATACCGTTTGGCGATATACGCAGGCAGAAAAACGGGCGGGGTCTATGGTTAAGATCCCGCCCTGTGTTTACGCGGCAGATGCCTTGGCTTTCTTCTTCTTGGCCAAGAAAATGTCCGGGTGATCAAGCTTTACCTGTGCAGGGATGCCGCGACTCAGCCAGTTCTGGACACGCTGAGCGCCGCCGATGGGGGAGAACTTCAACAGCCTGGCAACCTTCGTTGGGCCGCCAAGGCTTTCAATAAGCTCTTGGTCGTTTGTCATTGCGATAGTCCTGTGTGTTTCTACAGTGGATATTACACATGGTGTTTAAACCGAAGTCAATCACCGCGTTTAACAACAGGACGAAGTGTTGTGGCAGGCTACTGATGGTGCCAAAGTGCTTGCTGTCGTGATTGGTTCGACCTACAGCAACCGCAGGTAATCCACTCGCTTCCCTATAACCCGCGATTGCGGGTTTTTTATTGCCCGGAATAAACCTCAATACCTTTTATTCAAACAGTCGCTATGGCTGCACATACCGTTCGTCGCCTTTTTACACATGCCGTTTAAACACTATTTGACTCTCACTTAAACATGGTGTGTAATTGCTCTATCGAAACGCGCAACGGAATGACCGACATGAACACCAAAGAACTCGCCGCCCTGATGAATGTCTCCGAAGCAGACGCTCAGGCTTTTGTCGATTGCCTGCGGATCTGGACAGACAAGGGCTACACGCTTGACGAGGCCATTGCCAGGCACATTGCCCAGATGAACCGCATCGTCAATCACGCAGTCGATCTGGCTGGCGCACTGGCAAAGAACGGCGTGTTCGTTGGCGACCTTCACGACAGCCTGACGGGGAAATGATCATGAGCCTGAATAAGCTGCCCTGCGTAAACACCATACTCCTGAATCGCTACCTGAAAGAACAGGATCGGGAATCCGCCCTTGATGAGGCACTTGATTCCGCCATTGCCGACGCTAAGGCCATGCCGGTCACGGAAGACGATGTGTATGAACTCGCCTGCTCGCTGGAAGCCGGAACGATCAACCAGCACCGCATGAAGCTGGCCGCCCTGCTGAACAAGCTGAACCGCGCAGAGTACGGACGCGAGGCACTGGCCGAACTGATCGGGTACGCAATGCTCGATGCGCTGAACGAAAACCGCGCAGAGCGGGCCGGCAAGACTTTCTGGGATGAGCAGTGATGCGCAACTTCAAAGTGACGATGGAGAACGCTGCAACACGCGCAACCATGACCGTGACGGTGCGCGCTGCTGACCTGCTGTCTGCCGGTGCTGTGGCAGAGGCGGATTACCCCGGCTGGCTGGCCGTATCAATGCAGGCGGGACGTTAAGACATGAGCCGCGAACTCGACAAATACACCGCGAACCTGACCGCACTCGATACCGCTCTGCGCACATCGGGACAGGACGGGATTCTCTCGCAGATGGGCATCACGGTTGGCGAACTGCTGAAGACGCTGGCCACGAACAATATCGACCTGAGCGCAAAGTGCATTCGTCCGGCTGAAGTGGCCGAGGTGCCGGAATGAAGAACTTCCTCGGCTTTCTCGCCACCTGCCTGATCGGTGCCGTCTACGGATTTGTGATTGTGGGAGCGTTGACATGATGACGACGCTGTTACTGCTGGCTCTGGTGTCTTCCGTTAGCTTCCTGCTCGGGTACGACTACAGCCGCATAAAGTGGGAATCAAAGATTGACCTGTTCCGTGGCGAGAAGGTTAAAGCCGAGCATGTGGCCGATCTGCTGCGGAAGGAGCTGAATAGCGTTGTCAGTCGATTGAAAGAAATCACTGATCTTAATAAAGCAGCCTGAAGAATTGGAGTAATGATATGAGCAGTGCATTGGTTGAACTGACAAACAAGCTGGCAACTCGATTGGATATGGGCGCGAATGGTGCCGAGTTGTTTGGCGTCCTGAAGGCCACGGCATTCAAGGGTAACGTCTCTGACGCGCAAATGACCGCGCTGCTGGTGGTGGCTAATCAATACGGCCTGAACCCTTGGACAAAAGAGATTTACGCCTTCCCTGACAAGAACAACGGGATTGTTCCAGTTGTCGGTGTTGATGGCTGGTCGCGCATCATCAACGGCAACCCGCTGTTTGATGGCATGGAGTTTAAGCAGGACGACGAATCATGCACCTGCATCATCTACCGCAAAGACCGAAGCCACCCGGTGTCAGTCACTGAGTACATGAGCGAGTGCAAGCGCAATGGCGTCGGCCCATGGCAGTCGCACCCGAAGCGGATGTTGCGCCACAAGGCAATGATCCAGTGCGCCCGCCTCGCCTTCGGATTTGCCGGCATCTATGACCAGGATGAAGCCGAGCGGATTGTCTCGCCGGATCTGGCCCCACCGTCGGTTGATCTGTCTGGCATCGAGTCGGCTAACACCCTGCCGGATTTGCAGACGGCCTTTGTCGCGGCATGGAAGGCCACGAATGATCCAAAGGTGCGCGAAGTGCTGACCACTGCCAAGGACAAGCGCAAGAAGGCGATTGCTGACATGCCGCTTGATGTGAATCCAGAAACCGGCGAGGTGATTGCAAATGTTTGACCAGAAATCACCAGAGTGGTTCGCCGCTCGCTTGGGTCGCGTGACCGCCTCTCGTGTTGCTGACGTAATGGCAGCCACCAAGAGCGGCCCTGCTGCCTCACGCAAGAACTACATGATGGAACTGCTGTGCCAGCGCCTAACTGGAAAGAGCGAAGAAGGCTTTACCAGTGCCGCCATGCAGCGCGGAACGGATCTGGAGCCTATCGCCCGCAGCGCCTACGAAGTCGATACAGAGGTGATGGTTGAAGAGACTGGCCTTGTATTGCACCCGGACGGTATCGCCTTCGGTGCCAGCCCTGACGGCCTTGTCGGTGTCGATGGCCTGCTAGAGATCAAGTGCCCGAACACAGCGACCCATGTCGAGTTTCTGCGCACCGGAAAGCCGGACGGGAAATACCTGTGGCAAATGTCGGCGCAGATGGAATGTGCGGGCCGCGTCTGGTGTGACTTCGTGTCATTCGATGATCGCCTGCCCGGCCCGCTGCAATACCGCCGCGTCCGTATCGAGCGTGACGACAAGAAGATTGCGGAAATGATGGCCGGCATTCGTTCGTTCTTGTCTGAGCTTGATGAGATTGAAGCGGAAATGAAAAGCCTGATCCAGGTAGCCGCCTGATTCACACCCATGCGCTCTGTCACCACGCAGAGCGCATCAATGTGAGCGTGACGGCAAGTACGGACGGCCATTCCGGTCGTATAGGACGCCAGCCTGCGGGGCCGTACCCCTAAGCGCGGGCCACTCACAACTTACACGAGGATGATGACATGAACACAAAGCATACGCCGGGACCTTGGAAGTTTGAGAGCGAGAAGGTAGGCCCTGTATCAAGAGAGGATGACCAGTCATACGGGATGGTGCTGCCGGTTGCATATATTGAGCGATTTGATTTTGATAATTATATCGCCAATGCAAACTTAATTTCCGCCGCACCTGAGCTTTTGGAGTCGCTTGAATCTGCTGTCGAGAGCGATGGCGGCATTTCGTATGACGGCGAAGATGATGAAGTTGGCGGCAGGTCATGCTGCGGAGAAGTGTCATACAGGCCGCATCGTGCCGATTGCTGGGTTCCAAAAGCACGTGCTGCCATCGCCAAAGCAAAAGGTGACGCATCATGAAAATCCTTCTCCCACTAGCTCTGCTTCTCACCGGCTGCGCTGCTTTCACGCCACCGACCTACGCCATCAAGTCTGACATGCAGCTTGTGTCGATCACGCTGACCGAGGACTTGCCGCCAGGCATCAATGGCGTGGCGGATTGGTCTGGCCCGGTGTGCATGGTGAAAATGCGGAAGTCACGGTATCCGCGCTGCATCACGCATGAGGTCGACCACTGCTTCCGGGGCGCATGGCATGGGACTGCGCCTAACGCACAAGAATGCTGGGAGCAGTGAAGATGAAAGAACGTCCGATCTTGTTCAACGGCGCAATGGTTCGCGCCATCCTGTCCGGCCAGAAGACGCAGACACGGCGCGTGGTGAAAGGCATAGCGCTGGAATGGCTCCAGCCTGAAATGTTCACGCCAGAGTTTGTTGCGGATCCTGGTAACGGCATGTGCCCATACGGACAACCAGGCGACCGGTTGTGGGTGCGGGAGACATGGGGTTATCGCGGAAGCAGGATTAGTACGGCATGGCCCGGCATTCAAAAGGTAGACATTGAGTACAGCGCTGATAGCCAGCGCTCCGAGTATGAGCGCCCCGCAAATGACGATAGCGGCATCCCGAAGCAGCGTCCGTGCCGCGAAGATGAGGACTATATCGAGGATTACTACAACGGCTACCTGACTCGCTACTGGAAGCAATGGCGCCCCTCCATCCACATGCCGCGCTGGGCCTGCCGCCTTGTGCTGGAGATTGTCAGCGTTCGCGTGGAGCGGCTGAACGACATCAGCGAGAGCGACTGCTGGGCAGAAGGTATTGAGCGCAGCACGGAATCGCCAGCACAAGCCAGCAGCCAGTTCAGTGATTACGCCAGCCCTCGTGCCGCGTACATGCATCTGTGGGAGTCCATCAACGGCCCCGAAAGTTGGACCGCTAACCCGTGGGTCTGGGTTGTCGAGTTCAAGAAGGTGGCAGCGTAATGGACAAGAACACAAAGATTCTGATTCCAGAGATTCCCGGCGAGTGGACTGAGCGCAGCCGGAACGGTCACAAAAATATCTGGAATAATGGCTGGCACGGCCAGCCGCACAAGAATGGCTTGCCAACTGTGACTCTTGAGCCGCCAGAGAAAGGCCTGTACGCCGAGCGCATTGACGGCGCCTGGTACTGGGTGTCTGGCTGCAGCCGGTGCAACGAGCGTGGCGAGAAGTTCGGTTACATCCCCTGCGACAAGCACAATGCTTGCATCCGCTGCAACACACATAGGTCAATGTTGACCGACATTCCTTGGGGCCATGCAGATGGCTTTATCTGCAAGCCATGTGCGGATGCTGAGCATGCCGCAGCAAAAGAAGCCGCCCTTGCGCAAGCGGCTGAGGCTGGGCATGACGAATACGACTGCATGAACACTGATGAAATTATTTGCCCGCATTGCGCAAGCAAACTTAGCTCGGATGATCGCCATAAAAATGAAGCGGAAGCGACGTGTGAAGTGTGTGACGGACTCTATTCGCTTGAGCTTGATTACTCGGTGACGTACACGACAAGCAAGGTGGCGGCATGAGCCTCGAATACATCCGCAAGACCTATAACGTGCCGGCAGAGATTGGCCGCGCAGTGACCTGCTCTGGACAGTCTGGCGTCATCGTTGGGTACAGCGGCCCGCATATTGAAGTGCTGCTGGATAAGGATAAGCCAGGCAACACCGGCTACTACCACCCAACATGGGAGGTTGTTTACGGAGACATGAAGCCGATCCGCAAGATGACTCGCTCACAACTCCGTTACCGCGACTATCTTGATGTTGCTGAGTGCTATGACGATTTCCTGCACTTCCTTTACGTGAGTGCATACAGGCGGAAGAAAGAGCGAGGCTTGATATGACCCTAACCAACCCCGAACTAGCCGCCATCTACCGTACCGAAGCAGCACGCACGACGCACAAGAAATGGGCCGATACGCTGCTGATGTGGGCGGAACGGCTGGAACCGATGCAGATTAGTTTATTTTGAGGTGATGTGATGCGATATGTCGTGACGAAGATATACCAGTACACCGAGACGGTAGAGGTTGAGGCAGGGAGCAAGAAATCTGCCATTGAGCAAGCCATGGCAACGGATGGCGAAAGGAACAATGACGACCATCTGTACGACGCATACGCCAGCGAAAATAAGGAGTGATGTGATGGGCATTAACAAGCGTATTGATATTTTCTATGAGCGGCACATTGGGTTCGGTATTCGATGGGAGCGGAAGTGGACTTATGAGCTTAATGTTTCCATTTCGCTCCCGCTAATCACCGTGCAGCTTGGATTCGGCAAAAGTATGCAGCGATATGAGGGGTGATGTGATGGAAATTGAAGCAATGCAGGATGAGATTGACTATCGTGATGAGCTTCTGGCTTGGGCATATTCAAAACTCCACAGCTATTCGTTTTCAAAGATGGATGACGCATTGAAGCTGGATGAGATAAAGCTACTTCTGGAGCATGGCGTATGAATGCGAATATCGAAGCACTGGTGAAGAAGCATTGGGACGAGGCAGATTTCATGGATCGTGGCCATTTCATTGACGCCCTGACCGAGCAAGCCGAGGCGCACGCCATCGAACTGCGCGCATACGAGGCGACGGTGGCGAACTTAGAGGGGCGCATCCGCCAGCTTGAGGCGGAGCGGGTGCCAGCACAGCAATACACGACTGGCCATTGTGCAAACAAAGCACAGCCGGGAGGCTGCCAGTTGCACAACCTGCATTGCAACTATCCGATATGCGACAGAAGGCCAGCCGCCCCGCAGCAGCAGAAGGAGGGGGGAGTGATGAGCGAACTTAATGCCTTTGTTGACCTCGAAGGCAAGATTCCTGCAAAAATTGGCGACCCGGTTGCCTTGATTTTGGATAAAGGCCGTCCATTTTGAGCGCCGAGTTAGGCGAGGGAGATTGAATATGGGAATTACTGGCGGATTTGGCACCTTGATTGATTTTGTGACCGGAAGGCCGCGCCGCTGGTACATGCGCGAAGACGGGATCAGGCGATGGGTGAGCAATGACCAGCCTTGCGATGTAGCGAGTGATGCCGATTTGTGGCGCTGTACTGCCTGCGGGCGGGTTGGAACTGTAGGCCGATGCTGCGGTGAAGAAAAGCGCGAGATGGTGAAAGCGCCTAACGCCGGAGCTTAGCCGCCCCGGTACGGGGTCGGCTAGAGCGAGTTGTTAGGCCACGCTCTACCGTTCGTCGGCAATCATTTAGGTATTACAAATACCATTTGCAGGCATAGGCAATAGGTAATACATTAACTCACATGGAGCGACGCAATAGCGCGAAGCGAAATGGAGAAAAGAAAATGGCCGCAACCCTCAACACCATGTCTTTCCAGGAAGTTAAGGTTGCAACGGAGATGAGCCTTGGCCGCAATATCGCTACTGCGGATCGCCTTGAAATGACCGCCTTTGACGACTGCGTCCGCAATGATTTTTGGTGGACCGATGGCGCTTGCTCAACATGGACGTATGACACTAAGGCCGAGGCTGCTAGCTGCGCGCGCCGTGCGGGGTTCTCGGCATGACCACAAAAAACAAATGGGGGCGCCCTGCGCTCCCTGCTGACCAGAAGGCGCAGGTGCGATCCGTGCGGCTGACGGATGCGCGATGGGAAAAACTGAAACGATTGGGCGGCGCGGAGTGGCTTAACCGCGCTATTGATCGGGCGAAAGAGCCTGCAAGTGGGGCCTAACGCCGGAATTAAGGCTGCGGCTGTAAGCCGTCAGCCTTGAATGACTTGTTATGCACCGGAATTTAACACAGGAAATAGATTATGAACTGGGTAAGTGTGGCGGACCGACTGCCAGAAAGCGGACATAAGGTGCTAATTGCCTACCGTAACAGCTACAACCACGACCGGCGCGTGTGCGGTTTCTACGCCGGAAAATTCGCTATGGAAGTTCCGCCGCACGATGACTGTGACTGTGCCGATTACAACGAGGCGGACGATACCTCTTATTTGTCAGAAGGCTGGTATGAGTCTATCGAAAACTGGCCGGCTTACAGCAGCGTATTTATCAGTGAGGGTAAGCCGACTCACTGGATGCCGCTACCTGCGCCTCCAGAAACCCAAGGGGCATAACACCCGCATTAACGGCGCGGCGCAGCCGTCAGCCTTGAATGACTTGTTATGCCACAAATATAGAGGGAATGACAATGAAAGGTATTTTGCAGACAGATGCACAGAGCCATGAAGACTGGATGACCGATGAAGGCGGCAGAGAGGCGAATGCGCGCAGCATAAAAGCGATATATCAGACGCGATGCGACTGCTGTGGGCGTTTTTTGGTTGAGAGCGCGCCCGGAGTCTCTTGGTCACAATCCTATGCTTATGACTTTGACGGGACGCCTGATTTGCATGATGCAACTTTCCGTTGCTCGCCTTGCACTGACAAACACGGCATTAAGCCAACAAACTGCAAAGAATCAGTATCGAAGTATCACGGTCGAAACATTGGGGCATAACGCATGAGATAAGGCCGCGCTCACTTGTGAGTGTCGCGCCTTGATTGAATTGTTAGGTGTCACAGGAGATAAAAATGAGAGCTGAAAAATTGGTTATTGGCGAAAGCTATAGGCATAAAGACCATCCGACTTACTGCTGGGCTAAAGCTCTTAAGGTTCTCAAGCCAAGGGAGGCGGAAAACACTACTTCACACATCGTTGTTAAATGCGAGTGGTCGCATCAGAAAGACGATACATTCGCCCTGATTAAATATTTCAAGCCGTCGGATTTAGTGGCACCTAACGCAGGAGATCAGCCGCAGCGGTAGCTGTCGGCTGGATTGAGTTGTTATGCCACGACTCTTGGGGGAATGGATATGTCGCTTTTTGCTTGTGCTGCGTGCGGCTGCATTGAAAACACCGCCTGTTGCCGCTATTGGGTTGATAAGGCCATTAACAAGAAGGCACCTGTTTGCTCTGAGTGCGACCCGGCAATAGGCAAATGGCATGGAAAGTTTGACAAGCGATCAGCAGACGGGATGTTGATAGACCAGGGCGGCGGATTGTGGAGTCAAGAATCCGTAGATCGCGGCGCACTCCCGTCGCATTACCAGATAGTTGGAAAAGTTGGGGCATAACGCCGGAATTAAGGCTGCGGCTGCAAGCCGTCAGCCTTGAATAACTTGTTAGGTTTTTGAGGATGAGCAATGAAACACACAATTGAGCTGCACCCATTCCAGGTTCCGAATTTTGTACGGCAGGTTATGCCGGCAAGGCCAAAGCAGGACGGCTTTCAAGAGCTGCCAGCAATTCCATTAAGTGAATTGTCCGATGCGACACTTGAAGCAATGTGCGATGAATTCCGGCGCAATGTATTTGCTAAGGCTGGCAGACCGAAAACCTAACGCCGGAGCTAAGGCGCGGACGTAGGCCGTCGCCTTGAGCGAGTTGTTAGGTGCTGGAATCTGGAGAGGATTATGAAGGTTGAACAGAGATTCATATTGCGCGAATGGCATGAAAGCATGGTCGAGTTTGAGGAGCAGATGGACGCCTTGAATGCTCTCACGGGCTGCACTCCAGAGTCTCCGCTATCTAGCGCCGCATACCGAATGGCAGCCCAATCAATAAGGGCTCTAGATGCGGCCTATAACATAGGTGGATGGCTTGATTGGTGGTGGCTTGAATGTGGCTTGGGAGCTAATCCCATGAAGGCAAAGCTACCGAATGAAGATGAAAGGCTGATTAGCTCAATTGAAGACCTAATTCAGCTTCTGGCCGATGAAATGGCGATTAGCACCTAACGCAAGAGTTAAGGCGGCGGCGATGCCGTCCGGTGACTGAAAGGAGCGAACCTTGAACGACTTGTTATGCGCCGCCCTGTTTGTGCAGCCAGATGGTTGCTATGCCGGGCTGCCGAATGTTGACGCTTGGCCTGAGCATCGAGATGCGCGGCTTTACCAAGGATCGCTGCCTGTTGTTGCGCACCCGCCGTGCCAGTTGTGGGGCGCTATGGCCGCCGTGAATTATTCGCGATGGGGTGGTGAGCACAATAAACCAGGGAACGACGGCGGATGCTTTGCTTCTGCTATCCGAAGCGTAGTGCGTTGTGGTGGGGTAATTGAGCACCCGGCCAAGAGCCGAGCGTTTGCGGCGCATGGATTGACAAAGCCGACTGGTATCGGCTGGCAGCGCGCAGGACTACATGCGTGGGTTTGCGAAGTGTGGCAAAGCGCCTACGGGCACAGGGCGAACAAGGCGACATGGCTGTACTACTACGGCACAAACCCGCCGTTTGACTTGCGGTGGGATAGGCCGAAAGGAACGCACCAGATAGGGTTTTACGACCAGAGGGGGAAAGCGGCGAACAAGCCGACCCTCGGGAAACGAGAGGCGAACGCCACGCCTCCCAAATTCAGAGACGAACTGCTGCGACTGGCGATTGCGGCGCATAACGCTAACTCGACCCCATAAATGAGACCTAATACGGAAACGGCGTCAGAAATGACGCCTAATCCGGGAGAGATGAAATGAGCGAACGCAAATATTGCCACACGCATAGGCAGCACAACTGCACTACCTGCGCTGACGAGATCCTGTCACTAGGCATACAGGCCGACAAGGACAGGATTGCCGAGCTTGAGTCGGATGTTGCGGAGCTACAGGCCAATGCCGCCCGCTTTCTGAAGCTGAAGGCAATGTACCACGGTGCGCACTTCGACTACGACGAAAGCCAGAAGTGCGTGATTGTTTTCGCTGTGCCTGATGATGCGCGAATAAGCGCAAATCTTGAGGCGACTATTGACGGGATCATCCAATGACCGCCTTCACCTGCTCTAAATGCTATCCGCACCTGTGCCGATGCCCGCAACCGCGCGGATCAATGTGCATGGCCTGCGCCAAGGCTGAAGACGATTGCTCGACACTGGCATTTGCTGACATGCCGGTCATTGATAAATACGCAGACGGCACACTGGTGGTGCGCTGCACTGAATTTGTGAGGAAGCCATGACCGAGCTAATCAACATCCACGAGTTCACAGAGTGCCAGTGCAGCTTTCGTGTCCGTATGGTTGGTGACGGATGCTCTGTGTGCAATCCAGAGCATTGGGCGGACTTCTTTGCCCGGCGGGCAGAGGATAAGGCTAAAGACAAAGCTACTACAGATGAGGGGGTGAAGTCATGAAGGCTTATATCTGGACTATCGTTGGCGTTCTTTTTGTTAAAGCGGCATTAAGACTTAATCGCTCGGATGGCGTGTCACATCAGTGAAGCCCGCGACATAACTACCGACACCCCGCCACAATAGCCTCCAGCCCGCCCACATAGATTTCCGTCA